GCACACCTAGACAACTGGAATGTTCGCCTAGAAGATGTTGCTATCCCTGAGAACTTTGAGTCTGACAAGTCTTACTCTTTCGTTACTCGCACTAACCCATTTGACCGCACTAAGAACGATGTTCTTGGCGTTGTTGGTGAACGTTATGTTCCGCTTCAGAACGAGGACTTGTTCTCATTCGGTGACAACCTGCTAGACGGTGGTGGACGTTGGGAAACCGCAGGCTCTATTCGTGGTGGTCGTGTTGTCTTCGGTTCGATTGCTCTAACCGATTCTATCACGCTTGACCCTAACGGCATTGCTGATAAGATTGACAACTATTTGCTAATCAATACCTCTCACGATGGTTCGATTGCTATTCAGGCTTCGATTACTCCTGTTCGTGTTGTTTGTGCTAACACTCTAAACCTTGCTCTATCTTCATTCAAGGGTAAGAAAAATGCTCCTAAGCAAACTTTCAAGATTCGCCACACTCAGACCGCAGAGGGTAAAATCGCTGTGGCACGTGAGGCTCTTGGCTTGGCTAAGGTTTACCTAGATGAGTTCTCAACCATGGCTCAGGACATGATTCAGACTGAGATTACCAAAAAGCAGTTTGATGACATCGTGGCTCTTGCCTACCCTGCCCCAGAAAAGGACGCTAAGGGTTCATTCAAGAAGTATGACGCAAAGGTTGATTTGCTTCAGGCTATCTATGTTGGTGACTACAACAACACCATTTCGGGAACCGCTTGGGGTGCTTACAACGCACTAACCGAACGTCTAGACTGGTATCGTTCGGGACGTGGTGGCTCTAACGAGTCTATCCTCGCTTCGGCTTCGGGCTTTGACCCAATGGTGAACGCAGAAAAGAACCGTCTGATGAAGATTGTTCAAACCGCTGTAATGGCATAGTTCGCAGACCTAGGCAAGTCTATAAACTGCCTGCCCTCGTGGCTTGACAGCTGATCAAAAATGTGGCGCTCCATATATACAATCATAATAATCTTAATTACGATGTCTAATTCTTTTTCCCCAAACTACGGCGTGTCGGTTTGTAAATGTCTGAGGGGTATGCCATAATATATGTATAGAAAGGATAGACATGATAAAGACTTATAGATTCATCAATGACTATGCTGTGATTACCTTTACCGTCCCTGGTGAGGCATACTGGTCTGAGGATGAATGGGATACCGCAGCCCTAGATGACCTAAAGTCATACGTTACTACCCCAGAACAATACTACATGGACGATTGCTTTGACACAGAGGATTTTGTAAATGTCTAATAACATTGATGACTATCGTAAATTGCTAGACCTAATAATGTCTGAGGGTCTTGCTAGAATAGAAGCATTATCAGATGAAGAACTAAGAAAGGCTATGTCAGATGAGTAAGATTGTTTTGGACCCAGACGCAGATTTCACTGGTAGCAACCTTGTAGAACTATGCGAGTTGCTACTAAAAGAGATTCAGGAGTTCCGTGAGGAGCGTGTAGGTCTCGACATCAACGATGGCTTTGGTGATTATCTAGAGGGGCTTATCTCTGCTAGGGAGACTGTTCTTGGTCGTCTTGGTGTGCCCCTTGAAGTTTACAGCGATGGTGATTGCTAGTGATTGAGACTAGAAAGATAAAGACTGATTTGTGGTATGACCTGTATCAGTGTAAAGAATGTGGCAAGACATGGAAGAGTTACTTCAAGAAGATTGGACACAATAAATGTCGGTAGGTAATGCTAAAGTAGACACTATGAACAAATGCTATCAATGCGAAGAACCCCTAGACTATGACCCAGCAAACTCGGTTCACCCCCTATGCCAAGACTGCCAGTATGAGTTTGATGACTGGCTACAATACGAAATGATGAGGTTTGGATAAACAATGAAGAAGTTTTATGTGCTAACAGGCGAACTCGTAGAGATTATCGCAGAGAACGAAGAAGAGATGTGGGAATTGCTATCTAACGGTGAATACACCGAAGTTGAAACCCTTAGTGAGATTCAAGGAGTAGAAGATGTCAAAGAGTAAAAAGATTGCTAAGTATGCCTCTATGTGTAGCACAGAGGGACACGAAGAGTTTATGAACTATACAGAAGGACAACTAGCCTACTACTACAAAGACATCTTGTCAGAGATGATTGACAAGTTTGACAGGATAGAAGTAATGGCAACAGACAATTGGTATCGCAAACTAATCAGGAAATGGAAGTATAGCAAATGAACCTAGATGTATTGACCCCAAGTATGTGGGAGATGTTGCGCAAGTTAGAGTATGACCAGCTAAAGAAGTTTCAGATGATGATGCAGCCAATCGAGGAGGAATACTGATGGATAACGAAACAGTAGCAGAACTATTTGAGATGTTCCACAATGGAGACATCACCGCCAACGATCTGATGACTGACTTGGACATTGGTGGGTTTGATGGAGACATCATAGACTTCCTCTAGGAGGTCCCCTTCGGGGGGCGCTCACATCTTATGTAAAGTAGTTAATGATCAAAATACCTTTACGAACCTATTGACTTTTTCCCCAGTTTCTGGGATAATATAGCTATGGAAAAGAAATTTGCAAGCAAGAAGCCATCCGTTAATTCAACTGGATGGAACCGTGTGTACCATGACGAAGGTGTATCTGTATATAGTTCAGATACATACTTTGATTTCTATAAGCTATCTACCCCTGGCAGCAGGGCTAAGTACTTCTTTGGTGAGACTGCCTGGATGGACGTGCAGAGGCAGGCAGTGGACATCGTTGGTATGAGAGCTTATCAAATATTTGATTAAGATCTCTTGACTTTTTCCCCCAAATCCACTATAATTTATATATAACCCCAATAAGAGAGGTGTTCCAATGGGAACTCGTGGACTAACTAAAGTAATTGACAAAGACAACATCCTAAAAGTAGCACAATACGGACAATGGGACCACTATCCAGAGGGTCAGGGTGTCAAGATTCTATCTATCCTTACTACTGACCGCTATGCTGTAGAAGAGTTAGAGTTAGCACTAGACAAGTGTTTCTTTACTACAGAGGATGAGCGTGAGGCTATCTATAAGGAATACAATGACCGCTACCCCGAAACTACGCACATGAAGAAGTTTAGTTCAATGGTTCCTAGTCTTAGTAGAGATACCTGTGGCGACATTCTCAATGTAGTTCGTTGGAGTGCTGGACCTATCCCACTTATGGATGAGTCAGAGTTTGAGTTTGACGACCTATTCTGCGAGGGCGTATACACAATAAACTATAACACTAATAAGCTTGTTAGTCAGCATGGTGGGGTAACTGTAGAGTTTCCTCTAGACGCTTTGCCTACCCAAGAAGAATATCTACAAGGGTTTATCCGAGCAAGACTCGATCTTGATTTGCGTGAGGTAGTTGACAACGCAAACGTTTTGTTCTAAAATAGATATATAACCCCAACAGAAGGAAACCCCATGCACGTATTGCAGCGCATTGCTGTTCAAGCAGATGATAAAGACCTAGCCTTTCGCACAGTCAAAGATAATCTAGAGACACTTCTAGGAGATGTGTCTACTAATACCAACACCTGGTTTGACTGGTTTGTTACAGGCGGTGGACGTTGGAACCCTAACGAGGGTAGCCAATACAATGACGACGACCAGTCTATGACTATCTCTTATGATGAGAATCCACAGGCTTTCCTTACCGCTGTTGACGAGGGTATTTCTAACAGACTTCTTGAGTTTGAACAATACCGCAAATACTACAATGAGAAGAACGTTGATATCAATGCCTATCTAGATAAGTATGACGGACAGATGTCATTTGATTTCTCTTTATATGAACTATCAAAGATGATTGATATGATGTATGGCAAGTGGGACTTCAATTCCTACTTCTTTGACATGCAACACGATACAACTAATACAAAATATATGCTAGAAAGTATTGACAACGGCAACAAAAACTGGTATATTGTATTTGTAGACTTCCACTTCTAAGATAGGAAACCCCAATGAGCAAATTCTACACCTACGACGCTTGGGTAGATACCTTCAAGCCAATCAAGAATAATCTTGTCAAGTATGACCAACTACATTTCGAAACCTATGGTGAGGAAGTGGAGTTTGTTCAGAAGGCTGACAACAAGTATATCTGGACAGAGGTAGACGGAGACAGCGGTACTTACATCGTTGCTGGCTACCACTTTGTAAATCGTATTCACTACTACATTACCGAGAACCCTTGGGACGATGAGTACACAGAGATTCCTACTTGGTGCTACCGTCGCTGTGACTGTACAGACGAAGAGGGTTTTGAAGACGGTAACCCAGACTGCCCAGAGTGTGAGTACGGAGACATTGACATTCCATGTGATACTGTGGTAGCATTGAAGGACATCTATGGGGAGGACAACAATGACATCATTGCCTAGTATCGTTAGCGCAGAATACGACCTAAACCTTTTCTATGCAGAGAACTATAGCGTAGAGACTAATAAGACTACTTGGGATAGCAACCTAACCTGTCAGCCGTCTATCTACGTGACAACTTCAGATAGTAGGGTCCTACGCTACTACCTTGATGCATTCAAGCTAAACAGAGCACAGACTAAGTCTATTGCGCACCACTTCCCAGAGGACGAGTGGGGCAGTGACTTCTTCATTGCACTAGAGCTATTTAAGGTCCTTGCAACTGATAGGGACGCTAGCATTGATGAGATGTTGGCTAAGCTCCCAGACCCTATGTCTATCGATCTTAACAACGATAAGCAGATTAACTGGATTAATTAAATAAGCTTCCCTTGTCGAGCATGCTCCGAGGGATGGTACCCAAACAGTAAGGGGTTGCTAGGGTGGGTACCCAAATGGGGGAAGTTGAGAGTTACCTTTCTTACTCTTGACTTCCCCCTCTAACTTTGATACAATAAGCATTAGGAGAATACAAATGAGCAAACGAGGAATGACCAAGAATGAAAAGACCGCAGTCAAGATTGCTGAAATTCTAAATGATGTGACCCTAGACCTAGACCAAGTGGGTATTTATCTTGGTAGACTAGCACCAACAATTTCATACAACCGCCTAATGATTGTAGCAGAGTCAGCAGAGTTTGAGAAGCACGATAAGCAGGTAGACGAGCGAGAGTTGCTCTTCTAAATGTCAGCGGTATTTGGTATAATAGAAATCTAACAAGGAGAACCAATGGCAACTACATTCGAAAACAAAATCAGTATCCTATCAGACCTATGGCTAAACTATCGTGATGACGAAGAGTTCAAGGACTTTATCGAATACAACGACATTGGTTTGCCTATTGCCTTTGCTTTGTCAGAAGACATTGTAAAGGGAACAGAGGTGTCTGATAAGTTTGTCAATGAAACCTTTGACCTGTTGCTTGCTGGTCTAGAAATGGAAGACACAGAAGAGGGCTATGATACCCTCGAAGATGTTCTAGGGTTTGGGTTTGAGGAGTGATCCTCAGCCCAAGCTCCACGAGCGCCACAAACCTTTATATTTGTCAAGTCCTATAATTATAACAATTTGATTACGAAGGATCAATATTTTTCCCCAAAGTTGGCATTACGATCCATCTTATTATTCTCCCAAATAACATTACGAAGGAGATCAAAAAATCGCTGAAAGTTTTATTAGTCATTGTTTGGCAAGGTATCAAACCAGGCTTGTCAAACCACCTATAGCCTGATATACTATATATATGAGTCCTAGAGGTTATTGGAGTAAAGAGTATATAGCTCCATACTTTACATCAGAAGAGTATAAGTATACAGAAGCTTATAAGCATGAGGTAGAGTTTTATACTAGTACTACTAATAGATTACGATCCATCATTAAATACCCCCGAAAAGTGTACAATCGCTTTGTGGTTTGGATCGCTAGCTGGTATGTCTAATTATATTGGTTTGGATAATGCCAAGGGCATCCCAAAAGTATACCAAATCCCCCTAGTATAACTATAAACACTATAGTATTACGAAAGAACACATTTATCCCTGATTAATGGTTATTTATATAAGGTTTTATATAATATAGCCTATAAAACCAGGGATTTTCCTTTATTTTATTTGCCTGGTTTGGCATTATATCAAGGTATATGGGGTTTGTCAATAGCCTGGATAGCCTGGTTTTGGGGATACTAGATATAGTGGTTTGTATTACGAACGCCACTATATATAGGTATTATTACCCAAACCACTTTCCTCCATTTCACTCCACTAGAAACACCATTACGATCAGTAAGATTTATTTCCTGAATAACCACTTCAGAAAGGTATCAAAACAGCCTTCTAGAGGGTCATAGAGGGACTTTCATGCATAGATTGATGAATCCCCTTACGAAGGTTTCGGGGTATCCAAACAACCTTATAGGGGGTTCTGAGCTTATGTCCTGATAGCTTACTACGCAGATATCCCAATTCAAGCATAGCCAGTCTCTTTGGATATACGACCTTACCAACAAAGTAATTCATTCTCTTTATTACTACTATCATTTGTTCTTTCTTATACTAGTGGTTGTGCTTCTTCTTGATGCCCCCAGATTTTTTGAAGATATCCTTCAATAGATCAATAGGCTTGGTTAGCTCTTCATCTGGCAAAGAACCATACTTGTGAAGTAGTTTAAGCAGTATTCCTGCTACAAAAAGATCATCGTGAAAGGCAATCCATGGAAACAGAATGTCCCATGGATCAATAGGTAGAAGAAGCCACCCTATACAAAGCGAAGCAACTATCTTTACCCATAGGGGAGACCTCTTAAACTGCTCCTTGTAGGGCTTTAGCTTCTTTCTCAATTAATTCCTCAATGGGATATAAGTCTTGTACATCCATTACTAGTCTTTCACCATAACCGTAGTCTTTCTTATAGTGATTACTCAAGAATGTTTCTTTATCAATATACCCCCAGATTTTAAACCTAGGGTCTTGTTCAGACTTCGTCTTATCGTTACCTACATATTGTACCAGGATTGCGATGTCAGACTTAAATAGTCTGGCAGCGTTAAAGATAAGACTCTTTAGCTGGCTAGTCTTTACCTGGATGGTGGTACCATTGTGCTCCATGTCAGAGCCGTCATCCCCACCGACCATTACGGTGGTATCTACGGCGTAGCCAAGAGCTTGTCCAATAGCCTGTTCTCCCAGATGTCCGATAACGTTAATACCTTCAGAAGTATTATTACGATCAAACATCCTGTCAGTCACGTTATGCTGTTGCTTTGCAATACGCATGTCCTTTACAAACTTTAGGGTTTGTTCTACACGTTCTGGGGATACTGTTACTTCAATCACTTAGCTACCTTGGCTAGCAGCCACCATACAAATAGAATTCCAAAGGCAACGTAATACGCCCAAGCAGGTCCAAGTAGTTCTCTCATGTGTTTTCCTTAAATTAGTTAGCGTTAAACCAGCCAGGCTTCCAGCCATTTGCATTTTCCATTAGCTTAACACCATCCCAGCCATCTACATCTTGCATAGCCCAGATAGCGTCTTTCTTTAGGTAGTCAATAATAGTATCTGTACCTACCAGACCTTCTTCCTGCATTTCCTGGATACGATGTATCGCTTGCCAGATACCTGCAGGAATTCCAGTTTGGTAGCCTAGACCGTAAGTCATTTTCTTGCTCATTTATTTTCCTTCTATTGGTTATACCAGTATATCGGGGATAGGGGAGATTGTCAAGCGTGTCGCTTGTGGGTTCTCTTATTTTACCGCCGAGCTTTTTGCGCTCGAACTTTAAATGCTACTGCTTTCTTCAGAGTCTTCTCCGTTCAGTACCTGCAACCATCTACGATACTCCTCAATGCCATACATATTCATGTCATCTTCTTTGTATTCCTCTATGTTGCGAATAGCGTATTGCTTATGCTTGTATATTTCTAGAAGTAGTCTATCTCTTAGCTCTTCTTGTGCTTCTTCTAGAGTTGTACATTTGGTACCGATAAAGTCATCTGCTATATACCCCCAGTGAGTTGCCTGATAATACATTGAGCCATAAGAAAACTCCTGTGTGACATACCACAATCTATCCTTAGACTTAGAATGATCAAGATTGACGTAGTTACACCAAATCTGGTTTAGCTTACATATCTCTTGTTCTAGTGGTGTCATTTCTTATTACTCTCTAGAGCGTGTAGACGCTTCTTGATGTCCCGAAGCTCCTGGCTAATCTTCTCGGTGTTTCTGTCTGCCAATGCTCCACGATCTTTTAGTTCTCCACTTACATAGACAACCCACATAGAGATAGCCACAAAAATGAAGATGCCTAGGACGGTTACAAGCCCATCAATTGGAATCTCAATCACGGATTACGTTCACCTGCTTAGACATAGCATCGTGATACAACAGCCAAAGTTCTCGTAGCTCTGCATCTTGCCAGTCATCTAGGTCAGATTCAATCCACTTGACAAAAAGAAACTCTTCAATCTCTTTCTTCATTTGGCTAATAGTATAGTTAGTTAGTTTCATTTGTCTGTTCCTTTGTGTTCCCCAAAAGTTTTGTGAAAAGTGTATGGGAATCTCTTCTCTTCAAATTCATTACGAACTTCTTCTTTATACTCGTCAAGTGCTCCAGCAATACCAAAAGCCATACCCTTTGAGATAGGCACTTCTTCATCATTTACAACCAGGATATACTCCAGCTCTAGTTCGGGAAAGGCAAGGTTGTCTGTATATGGTGGGTAGTTAAGTTTGTACGCTGACTTATTAATTGTCTTAATGCTAATGTTATTCTTCATTGTGCTTCTTTCTTTTGGAATTCAATTCCTGCCTCAAATGCAACCCAGTAGCCATTGGTAACTCCAGATTCATACGCTATAACTTCAAGCGGAGTAGCCTTACGCCAGTCAAGCACTGGTCCACCACCGTTACAGCTGTGTAGGTGGTCTGCATCTACCTCTACTTCACAAGTGCAATCAACAAATTCTTCGTCGATCTCTTCATAGTATTCTCCACAGCAACCAGGGTCTCCACAACCCCAAACGGTGTTATCTTGTTTTACATAGTATATGGTCATTTACTTCTCTCCTTCGATAAGAGCGATTGCTTCAGGCAGAACAACTACCGCTGGCAAATCAGTTCCTTGAGTCTTTTCCCATAGTCGCTCTAGCAACTTGATAATGCGCTCACGCTCTTGCCTCTTGGTGATTTCTAGAAACTCATTGATAGCCTGTACGTCCTTTTTAGATATGGTTGAATCCAGGAC